GCCACCTGCAACTTCTGCCCGCCGTCAGGAGTAGTCTTGCCGATGAGGAGGTTGCCGCTGCTTGTGAGAACCGCTTTTGAGTCAGCTAAAACAGCATTGCTGGAGTTTTCCGTTGCGTTCAGCGCGAAGTGCATTTTCCCAACGCCGTTGACGCTTGTGCTTTCGAAAATGATTGCGCCTTTCTGGTAGGTTGACCCGATGTATCCAAAACGAACGCCAACCGTATTTCCAATCGTTCCGATCAGACCGGAAGAAAGAGCTAGCGGAAAGTAGTTGGCGCTGCTGGACGAAGATACTTGTAGCGAATAACTCGGAGTCGTCGTTCCAATTCCGAAGTTACCCGCCACGCTACTGTCTCCCGCGCCGCTGACCGTCAGCGTCCCGCCCACCGTCGCGGCTCCACCAGTCACGATTCCGTAACCGTCTGGATCAATTCCGACCTTATCGCTGGAATTCCTCAGGATCAACGCAATCTCCGTTCCGGCTACAAGATTCCCACTCAACGCATAGGCGTTAGACAAGCGGACATTCGCGTTGGTGACAGTGACCTTTCCGCTGACACCAAGCGTCCCGCCCACCGTCGCGTTGCCCGCCACCTCCAACTTCGCATTAGGACTTGTTGTTCCAATACCAACATTACCGCCATTTAGAATAGATATTACCTCAGTCGCGCCGCCGTCAACAAATCCAATTCTATCAACTAAATTCGTTTTAGTATATTTAATATCAAAAATATTCCATGCGCCGCTAGAATCGCCTGCGAATAATGAAATTTTAGTTGCCTGATATGAACCCGCTGCCCTATTATCTATCCAGACATCGCCTCCTTTTACATTAAGTTTAGCAGCAGGTGCTGTAGTACCTATACCAACATTTCCAGCAGAACTTATTGCGACGTGCTGCGTACTGGCTCCACTAGCGCCCAAGTAAAGAGAACCGCTGGTTGTATAGACATAAACGTCATTTGTAGCAGATGCTCTTCTGATTCCATGAGCGCTATTGCCTAGATAAAACCCACCTTCGTTAACAGCTCCTGTTACATCAGATACTACATATCCGCGAACATCTAATTTTTGATTTGGATTTGTAGTACCTATACCAACATTTGTTCCGTTATCATATAATACTCCTGTTCCTATAGCAGAACTAGATGTCCATCTAGCTACATAGTTTGTAATACCAGAACCACCAAGGCCACCTGCACTTGCTGCTACAGTAATTAAATTACCACTAGAATCAAAACCTATGAAACCTGCTACTGTTCCTGGGAATGATGATGTAGAAGTGTATCCATTAAATCTAATCTGACCTGATGCATTATCGTATATTGAGCTAATTCCAACAGAATTTGTCTGCGTAAATTTTGCTAAATAATTTTGTACCCCACTAACATTTGAATTATTTAAAAAATAAGAACTATCATAGCTATCTAGTTTATCAGCATCGGCAGCTTTGCCAGTAACACTTAAATACAAACCACTTAAATTTAAATCATTTATAACTCCAGTAGCATCAACTACTTGGAAATTAATTTGTTGACTACCTGTACCTAGATAATACTTCCCCATAACCTAAATATATAGTATTTTGTAAAACGATCTATTCAATCATTAAAAAACAACAGAGGTTAATACACTCGCTGTCCATTTAATGGTTGAACCAACCTCACCCTTTACTTGCAATTTAAACGAATCATTAGTATTGTCGCCATCAACAAATACTTCCCAGATACCATTCGAATCATCGCCAATTCTTGTAACATGAGCGCTCCCAACAATTGCTGTATTACCAGTTTTGTTAGCCAATAAGCATTTATATCCCCAAGAAGCCGCTTTTTGATTAGTTAAGTCGAATGCTGTAATTTGTCCTTCAAAGGAAACTGCGGAATTAGGAGCTATAGAAATTCTTCCGTTTGTTCCGTTTAAAAACATTTCTGTAACAACATTATTTGCGGTTGTACAGTAAACTACAAAATGATCACTTTTTGCTTGTGCGGACGCATAAACAGTCAAGCCTCCAATTGTAATATCATTTTCAGTTGAAGCCCCATTTGTAGTGACCGCATTAAGAGTCAAATCTGAACTTACTGGAATATTGGAATAATTAGTTCCATCATTTGTGAATGACCAACGATCAGTTCCTTCATTCCAAATTAAATTGACATTTGTTTGAGTACCGCGCTCAATTTCAATGCCAGCGTTTTCGACTGGAGTTGATCCGGTAAAATCATTGTTTAAAACAATTATGTTGTCCCCAACTGCAACTGTATTACTGTCAATTGTTGTCGTTGTCCCTTGTACAATAAGATTACCAGTAATAATGAGTCCACCGTCAATTCTTAAAACTGTTGGATCTGATTTGTAAACCGAAACTTTATTGGAGTCATTAAGGCCAAAAATAAGAGCGTCAGCCGAAGCTGTCGCTGCTTCTAAAATAACTGGACCAGATTTTACAGTAACTGAATCAGAAGCGTCACTACCAAGTATCGTGTTTCCGCTTACAACGAGATCGCCACCAATATTGATTCCGTTACTTGTACTGTTTCCGCTATTTGTTATGCTTTGCAGATCTCTCTCAAGAGCTTGATTGATGAGAGGTCTTAGTGTTCCAGAAAGACCATGAACAGCAGCTTCACTAGGAGCAGTGGCCGTTACTCCGCTTTGAATCTGATTTCTTACAATAACAGCGGATGTACCAGTCGCAGTCTGAACGTGGCCATATGTATCAAATGTAAATGAGATTCCTGTAATAGCTGATCCAGCAATGGCGTTCACCGTAACATTTTCAACACTAGATGTATCGGTATGAGAAACGGTTATAATGTCGCTTGAAACAGAAACATCTATAGCTTCACCGCCAGAAATTCTAACGCTATCAACAAATGATGCTCCGCTAACGGTGCCTGTTAAATTAATTGCCGCTACGTCAGTACCGCTAGGAAGAGCAGATAATTGATATAGACCACCAGCATTTGTGTAAAGAAAGCCCGATAGGCCAGTACCAAAATCAAAAACGGCCTTATTACTAGGAACACTTCCCGTGGTTCCGCCAGTAACACTTTGTTGTATAAAATGTTGTTTAACATCGGAAGCTACTATTGACGCATCACCAGTAGCGAAATTAATTTGGTTGCCGACTTGTACTCCTGTATAATAAATTGCCATTTTTTATATTCTCCAGTTATATGATTTACACAATTTTTATCTTACTTCGATTAAATCTAAATAGCCAACCCAACGAATAGTTGTGTCGGCTTTGCCCACTACATCTATTTTTAAATAGCCATATGTAGTGTCAGCAGAAAATAAAATGCCGCTGCACCCAATTTCATTAGTTAAATTAACTATTTGGCATTTCCCAACAATCTCAGTAAAACCAGCACTTATGCCTTTTTTAATTGCGCCGTCGGCGTTAAAGGTCGCAGTATTATTCTCGGTGTCTTTGGCAACAACTCTTAGATTGAAATTCCAAGATGAATTGTCTGGAAGAGAAAGTTTTTTGGAAGAGTTTGAGAATTCAAGCTCATGAACCTGTCCATCGGTTGTTTGTTTTTTTAATATATGTTCTGAAACTTGAGCGTCTCCAGAGATGGAAAATTTTCCATCAGCCAAAACCCTTAACCCGCTAAGATAATTAGAATATCCAGAGCCTTGTAAAATAGTTCCGCTTATAGCGGCATTTTTTTCCAAAATAACGTCATTACTTGGATCGATTTTATCTTGTGAAATTCCTGTAACAAACGAATATTGTTGGTTATTTAAGTGAAAAAATTCTCCTGATCCTCCTCCTTGCAAATCATGCGAGGTGTTGTGAAGAGATGAATCTGAGTCGATTAAAGAGATCGGATCATTAATTCCCGACACTTCAACTAGAGAGATCGGGCTAGCGGCTCCCGATATTATAATTAACTCTATTGTGTCTGGCATATTATGATAATGTTGTTATGTTTGTATCAACAAATACCACACCTTTCATAATTTTTTGAAAGTGGTTATTGTTGTACTTAATCAACACATCATATTTTAACGGACCAGGATGTAAAGCGGCAGTTTGAGCGGAGGTTAAAGAAAGAGTGATTTGACCAACGGCAGGTGACGTTTTAGTAATCGTAAATGTTTCTAAGGTTGGAAGATAATAATCTTGTTTAATTTCTGCATCTATGGTCGCATTAGTAACATCAATTGGAGTTCCGTCAGCATTTTTTAAGATTAAACTTACACCGAAATTTGCATTTCTTTCAATTGAAATATTATGTGTTGACGCGGGCATAATGATGGCTATTACTAAATTTACACAAAAAGCGCATCTTTACGATGCGCTTTTAAATCTAATATTAAATATATTAAACTAATCCTGTGCCAGTCAATGTTAACGCGTCGCCAACCATATTTTTACCAACTACCTGAACGGGCGCGGCCTGATATGAATTGTAAAAATTGACTAAACGATTCATTTCCTCAAAATTGTCTTTTGATATCTGACGGAACTGTTTGCTAATTTCGTTACTATTTACGAATGTAACGGAACTGTCTTCATCTCTAATCGATAAAATCGCGCTGCCAGAACCTGCACCCAATGCTTTGATTGCGTTTCGGGATTTTTTTTTGTAATAATGGCCAAGATACAAATGCTTATAAATGTTTGCCTGTTCTGGATTTAAATCAACATTAGTTCCACTAAAACTTGTATATAATAAATTATTTAATTCTCCAATGTTTGCTTCTAACCAGCCTGAGATTGAACTAATATTGACCTCTGATGTGTCAGCGTCAAATTCATAAAAAAAAATTCCACTAGCGACTTGAAATAAATTAGCCATTTAAAATCTTATACAGCTTTTCTTTTTGCTGTTTTGAGAACAATTCTTTTTGTTCTGGTTGGGGAGAGAAGTATCCTCTGGATTGTATATTTTGAGTGTCAAATTGACGCAAAAGACGCGTTTTGATAGCGGCCATAGTACCAGACCCATCAATTTTGAGTTTTCGCGCAAAATCTTGGAGTTGTAATTGAGACATCGCATCAATGTTCTCTTCAAAAATTTTACGATTAGCTGTGCCAAAAATATTAACTTCCTTTATGCCTAGCGCGACTTCTAGTTCTCTTACTTTCGAACGATATTCGGATGAATTTTTATCCACAATAGAATTAAGCTGATCTAATAGACTAGCTTTAGTAATTTCTTTGGATTGTCCAGTTGAGATTTCCATACTAAATACTATCGTAACATTTACACTTTTCTATTTTATAAATGAAATAAAAAACCCGCCTCTTTCGAGGCGGGTTTGGTGGGTTTTTAAACCTTAGACGATCTTACCAACAAGAGCGCGAACATCAAGGACTACACGCCCCTCTTCAAGAGAGCCGAAGTAGCCAATTTTGTTCTGGCGGATGCTGTATTGGTCATCGGCAACCAGATTGAACTCCGCATTGGAGTCTGGATCAGTTGCGACAACGCGCAGTAAGGAATCACGGGTACGGTCAAGACCGACGAGGATTTCTGAAGCGTCTCCGTCGAATGCTCCCGAGCTACCACCAGCAGCTGTGGTGTAAGCTGTAGCACCAGCGGCAGTGTCGAAGATCGTGTTGAACTTCTGACCCTTGCCGAGTTCATTGAACTCAAGGATAGAAACGCCATAGAAACTGGGAATGCCAGCGGCGCTATAAATAGCGCTGCGCATTTCGTCAGTAGCTGTAATTCCAACTGTCGAACCTGTGCCGCCAGTGGCTGTAACTCCAGCAACGGTGTTGATGGGGTTGTAAGCCATTGCACGAATCTGCTCAACGATTTCTGGAGAAACCAGAAGATCGGTAAGGCCAGCGCGTGAACCAGTGGCAGGTGTACCCTTGGCCCATGATGTATTGATGCGCTTGGCTAGTGTGAGCAGTTCGTTCAAGTCAGCAAGAAGGAAGCGGCCAGAGGTGTTTGAACGCTGAACGTGCTTTTTGCTATTTGTGGTAGCGTTGGCAAGAGCAGTCATTGCCAGTGTGGCAGAGGTACGCTCCTGCTTGAGCAGGATTTCCTGAGCCATACGGGTGAATGTCTTAGCTACAACGTCCATACGATGTTTGGCCGCATAACGGCGGTCAAACGAGAGGGCGCTGTCTAATGTATAAGTGGACAGCTTCATCTCGGAGACGGTTGGAAGAACCTGATTTGTGGGAAGACCACCAGCTACGGACTGCGAGTATACAGTGATGTAGTCCTCGTCAGTTACATCGTAATACAGGTCAAGAGGAATGCTGGGATTATCATCAGCGTTGTAAGAGAGGCTTGTGAACAGATTGCTCAGTGTAGGAGCATTGTTGATTACCTCTGCAAGAACGGGTCCGATAAACTCAGCAAGTGCGACTTGAGCGTCATAAGCAACGGTGCGATTACGGCTGGCCATTGCTTTAACAAGCTCAATTTGTTCTGGAGTGCGCTTTAATGTGATTTTCATTTAAGTAGTTTCCTTTGTTATTACATGCGCAGGCCGATTACCGCGAAGTTGCCCGCGAAAGCGTCAGTAATGCTTGTGAGCGAGGCGCGTGAACCTGTGCCGAGAACGATGCCGAGTTTACCGGCATCAGTATGAGCGCAGCCAGTGACTTTACCGCCATTTTCAGAAAGCTTAAAGCCTGAACCGACAGTAAGGGTTCCGTCAATTGCACCTGCGGACAGAGAGAAAATACCGCGAGTGGCGACTGGAACGGCTTGGCCGGGCAGTACGCACATAAGCTCTTCAGCTTTTTGGCGATAATAGAGAAGTTTCTCACCGTTCTCGTCGTGCTTTGCGGTCTGACGAAGGGTGATCCCGAGGCAGTTTGTCAAGTCGCCAGAAGCGGCAGGAGTAACTTTAAGATTTACCTTGGGATATTGATTAACACCGACATGAGGATAGTCGGTCTTGCCGAGATAAGAGTCGGAAGCGTATGAAACAGGGTCAAGGTCAAAGTTACCAGCGGAAACTTTAACGAAGACTCCTGCGTCACCAGTTCCAACGCCGGTTACGTTATCGTTGACGGCTGCGTCAACGAGAGCGTACATATTTACCACATCATTGTCGTCGTATTGACGGAATGGTAGGAGACGATTTGCCATATTAGTTGTCCTTTAATTGTTTATTACAGTTAATTTTTATTGTTTGGAATAGCTTACGCTAATATTTTCGCGAGAGAAGGCTTTTGCGAACTTCTCACGGAAAGACTGCTCAACAGCAATTTTGCTGTCGGGTGCTCTGTTGGTTGCTGTAGCATTATCCAATGCGGCAGCTACATCAGCTTTTTTCTCTTCTTCCACTTTTACTTCGGCAGTGGCAGACGCTTTGCTGACTTCTTTAAGACGAGCCTCAACCTGCTCTAATATTTTCTTTTCAATCTCAGCGGCTTGGGCTTTAATAAACTCTTTGTTTTTATGCTTCCACACGGTAGCAAACTTGTCTTTGTAAGAGGCAAAAGCCTCTTCTGTTGCCTCAAGAGACTGAACCTCACCGATAATAAGTTTACGATCTTCGTCAGAAAGATCATAAGCGGCATCAAGTTCACCAACGCGAGCGTTAAGACGAGCTACGGCTTCTTCTTGGGCCTTGGCTTCTTTAATTTTATTAAGCTCTTCTTGTGTTTTAGAAAGTTCTGCTTTCATTGATTCTACTGAAGCGACAGTCTCGTTATAAAGCTTTTCGGCTTTATCTTTTGCAGCTTTTTCGGCGGCAATGGAATCGCGGTACTCCGCATCTTTTTGTTTGATAGCTTCAGCGAAATGAGTTGTCATTGAAGCGACAGCTTCTTCGCCAAACTTTTTTTCCAAAAGAGCAGATTTTAACTCTGTGATAAGTTTTTCTAAGTCCATATGGTTTATTATTTTTACATTTTTTCTGTCTAAAATGGAATTTGATTTTTTATTGGTTAAAAATGCATTGACTTCTTCAATGCAGTTTTCTGTAGCTTCAGTCTCTTCATTTTTCTTTTCGTCTTCTTGCACAGAAAACGACGGAGTGTTCTCAAATGCCACAACACCATTAACTTGTGCGGCTGGATTTGCAGTAAATCCACCCCCAAGAGGATAAATTTCTCCAACAATTAATCTATAAACTGGAGTGCCATCTTTTAATTTACCGGAACCACCCTTTGCTTTTAAAAACGGAGCAAACTCCTCGATCTGTTTTGGGTCAGTGATAATGTCAGCCTCTTTTAATGACTTGCTGCCGATAGCTAAATAATAATTACTAAAACCAATTTCCCAACTTGCAGAAATTGAATTATATAAAGAATCTTTTGAATCAGAATTTCTTAACATCAATGATGTAAACTTTTTATCAACTGTCTTATAGATCACTCCAGCTACAGACAAATAAACTGGATCAAGAGTTTGGCCAACTTCTTGTTCAGTTAAAAATTTATTATCACTCATTTTATTGAATGAATAATTTGTAATATGACCGACAATGCGCTCTTTATTATGCTCAATATTAAGATATTTATCCATGAAGCGCTTGGCAATTTTTGAGGCCGTGGCCCCAGAAATTCCATCGCCATTATTATTTATCATGTTTGGTACGGCAAGATTAAAAGAAACGCCAAGAAGATCAGGATTATCTTCGAAATCAACTTTGGGAGAAAGTTTTTTCAGTTCGTCCAAAGATGCTTTGGACACTTTAAATCTTTCGTCAGAAATGCCATAACAAGCAACAGCAACATTATCTAAAATTGTGCTATACTTAAATGCCATGTTTTATTTTACAGCAGAATGATATAAAATAGCCGCAGAATATTCATCAAGTAAAAATTCATCAGCCTTATCAAGAACAGATTGCATAGGGTGAAGTTTTTCTATTTCATCGACATTACCTATGCATTTTTGCACGTTTGAAACCCAATCTTCTCTTAAACTTGACGCGATAACTTTTTTACAAAGTGTTATCACGTTTGATTGCTGATCTGAATTTAAAGACGCTACTCCAAATTTCTTTGCGGTAAAGTCTTCCGCAGCTTTCATAAAGGCATCAATTTCATAAACAGTTGTTTGAATATCTTTTCTTGAGGCTGTTGTCCCAATTGGTCTTCCAGCACCAGACTCTTTTGGTATCGCGGTTGGAGTCGGTGCTGTGTCTTGAATCATTGGAACCCCGCCTATAATTGGATTGTAATACCCTTTCTCCCTATCTGAAACAAACTTTTCTTGCGCGGGAGCAAGATCATTTGGATTTGGAAGCTTACCATTACTAATTGATTCAATGCCTTGTTCTGGAGTAAGAATGCCAATTTCCATTAAACGGCTAATAGTCCTCATGTACTGGGTTTCATCTTTTAAGTCAATCTCAGTAAATTTCGCCATAGGCCAAGTGCGAAACCCCAAATCTTTTGAAATGCGAATAATTTCTGGCTGAAGAACATCATTTAGAAAAGCATTTCTAGCTTCTTTCAAGCGCTCCATAAAAAAGCTAATTTTCGCGCTTTGACCGTTATATTTCTCATTACCAAGCATAACGTTCATCAAACCTTCCTTAATGTCTTCGTTTAAAACTTCATATTTTTCTTTACCGATAACTTTTTTTAGATCAGGAATTATGAAATCAGCCTTTGTTGTATAATCGGAAACAAGAACGCGACCAACGCTTTCGTTCATAAATAAGTTTTGCATAGCTGTCATGTTGGCGGGATTAATTCCACCCTTGTCTGGTTCTGCTCCCATCGTAATTAACAAAATTACGTTTTCCACAGTACGAGCAATAGCTTGATCGATGCGTTTTAATTCGATTTTTGCGTTAATATCTTCAAGAACAGGATAAGAGAAAGGAACCGCAAATGGCTCATAATCTTGTTTTTTATAAAAAGAATAAAGTAAATATTTTGGGTCAAGTTTCATTTTCAAACCATCTCTGAAATACTGTTTACCTTTGATTTGTTTTTGAACCTCTGGATCAAATCCATTAAGAAGTTCGACATCAGTATCATCTTTGGGATTTTTTAGACGTTCGAGTTCATATTCGGAAAGAATTTTTTCGTAAACCGCTTCCGCAAACGAACTAGAAATCTTCGCGACAATGTCGTATGGATTAATTAAAATATAACGAAGAGGAACTTTGTTGTTTTTTATGCCGTTTTCACTTAAACCAGAAAGTAGTTTAAAATCCTCTGCATTAAATTTACCGTCGATTCTATAGAGAAAAATATTTCCACTACGATAATATTCGCGAAAATATTGATCTTTTAATTTCCAAAGCTTGATTTTATTAAACCATTTTTGGAAAAACTCCCTGCTTCTTTCAGTCCCCCCTTCAAGATAAACATCGGTATTCGCGAATTCAGTAGCTATATCTATAGTGTTTCTGACTATCGCGACATTAGCATATGCTTTTTGACAAAGCATAATTGCGTCTCTTATATCTACTCCATCTTTTGTATATTCATAAGGCAAAAGTCCTTGACTTAAAAGCGAATATCTACCAATATTAACATCTCTTCCATTTCTCGGAACTTTTGTTTTTGTTGAAGACTGGTTGTCTTTCGTCCTTGCGTATGAAGCCTGAGATATTTCTTTGTAGAAAGACTCTCCCATAAGTTTCGGCTCATAAGAAGCTTGAGAAACTTGAACAGTCTCGACTTTATTAAATTTAGTCCAATAATCAGATTTTTTATTATATTGGCGTGCCATTTTTCTTATATTAAAAGTTACACTAAAAGTATCAAAAGTACTTTCAATAACTTTTACCGAGCGAAAAACGGGGCAAATGTAGAAGTACTTTTTTCGACTTTCACATCTATCATATCAAAATATACTTTAGTCATCCAATTACCTAAAACCAAACAGGAGTAAGAGTCTTTTCTCGTTTTTTCTGCTCCGCTTTGTTTTTTTAACTCTGGCGGCAAATCAAAACTCTGGTGTCCATTAGCCGTTGTTGTAGGCATTATAAGAGAGCATTGCGCTTTTACCAATTCTATCATATCAGCCTGATGGTCAACAAAATCGACCATTTTGGCTTCAATACTTTGGCTATCTTCTTGGTCTCGAATAAATTTTAAACTTTTAATTGGGATAGTTTTATTTTTTTGGGTGGTAAAATCATTATCGACCGCTTCTGCTCCAAAAAGAATTTTCCTATGGTCGAAGTTTGATTGCAGCAGCTCATTAGCATATCTAATCCATGAACTTGTTGGTATCCGCAAGTAACAAATTTTATTTGCGCTTTTGTTATATGCATTTCTTGCTTTTCTTAACTCATCTTGATAAATTTCTGGCGTATCAAAATCAGCTTCATATATCTTAATTTCAATTTTACTATTTTTAAATAATTCGCTTTCGTTTGCGGCGTTTATAAATTGTAATCCACCATTATAGTCACCACACATTGCAACAATATTAAAGTGATTAAATAAATAATAAAGATATTCAATATGTTTTCTCAAATTTGTTCCTGAAAGCGCATAGTTATGAACAAGAATTCCCTTTCGAGCCGCTTTATCAATTTTTATTATATTCATGGCAAAGTCGTCAGAAGATTCATTTTCTGCCCACGATGGGTCAAAGCTTAAAATATATTCGGCATTTTTTTCGCCAGCGACTTCAATTGACTGTCCTTCACCAGCTTTGATTGTGCATTCGTGCATTTTACTAAGTTTAAAATAACCAGACGAATCATCAACAAACTGTGAGCCAAATTCTCTTTTAAATTGCGATTCGGACATCGTTGCTTTAGCTTGAGTTAGTAAGCTCTCATCGTATAAACCGTTAGGAGCTACATCGTAAGAAAAATGTAAAATTGCTCTACTAGCAGAAGCTTTAGCATTCTTTTCGGGGACCATTATCAAATCCTCGTACTGCTTGTATAATTTATACATATATTCAAACTGATAAGACGCAGACGAAAGAACGACGATTTTATTATTAGGCCAAATAAATCTGTTCTCTTCTTTTAATTCTCCGCGTTTTATAAGCTCGGTCTCTAAATCATAAACTTGTTTTCTTTCGGTCGGATTTTGAACAACAGAAAGAAACGGGATGATAACTTCATTGAAAATACGATCTGGCATTAGTAAAAATTCATCAATCATCATACGGTGAAAACGAAAGCCACGAAGCTTTTCACCATCACCCAAAGGTAAACAAGTAATTTTGCTGCGCCCAATATCCATTGTCCATTCATCAGAGCTTTTGGATACTTTGGTGATACATTGTTTTAAAAATACCGCGTTAGGCTTTTCAGCGATCTCTTCTATCTTTCGGAAAATCATCTTTGCTTGACGGAATGTTTTACTAACAATGCCAATGTGTACGCCTTGATTTAATATCGCATCCAAAGAAGCGAACACTGCACAGGTAAAGCTCTTTGATAATCCACGACTCCATACCATCATAGAATAATCTGTTTCAAACATGGTTTTAATTGCCATGTGTTGAAATGGAAAAAGTTTGACGCCGCAAATAATCTCCGAAGAAAATGAAATATTTGAACGCAAGAATTTGTAGAGAAGAATTTTGGCCTCTCTTTCTTCAAGAAATCCTCGCTTATTAAGAATTTCTTGATTTACGTTACGGAATAAGCCGTTTCTTTTTTGATTTCCTTCGATCCAAGCCATAATAAATCCTTGTCTAGAAAATATTGAACGTCCACGCCCCAAAGAAGACTGCCGATTGCAGTCAACTTGGGAATTAGAATTTCACTATTAGTTCTATTACCTGAAAATATAAATTGGCAATATCCCGCAAACTCATGTTGCAGCAATCTCATGTTGTGGTATATGAATTTCAAATTCGCCTTATGAGGAGTAAAGTCGTTATTACTCTTTATACGTTCTAAAGTAGATTCGACAACTATAAACAAATAACATTCCATTTCCTTGCATCTTTGTAGCTCTCGCCTAAATCTATTCAAGTTATCTCCAACTAAAGTTCCTTTAAAATCAGATTCAGACTTTCTATCAACAAAAGTTTTTGTATAGTTGGCCCCACCAGCGGTATAGTCACCAAAATCTAATTTAACCTGTCTCTCTCTTTTGAAACTCAAGGGCTGCTGCTCTCTTGTATCAACAAAAATTTCAACGTCAGAAAAGTCTTCGCGAAATTTTTTAGGCAAACTTTTTCTAAACATAGTCTCAATTTTGATCTCGTCGCATATTGCAGAATATGAACCAAAATATTTTTTATAAAGATCAATAGTTGGCATATCACTAGTTTCCAACTCTAAATGACATGGTGCATATTTTAAATCTTTACTCTGCACCCTATACACTAGCATTTTTTTAATCTGCTCTCTTACCTTTTCTGGAGATTCTATTTCACACCACCTTAAAAGCTGCTCTCTATTTTCGAAATCTTTTTCGAAATATGACTCTTTGTCTTTAAACTGCAAATAAGTCCCTGTTAAAAGATTTTTTCTTGGGTAATGAGTAGCGTAATACTCATTAATAGTAATCTTGTGCTTTTTTAAATGCGCGTGGAGACTCCTTTCTGAAGAAAAGGAACTGCGGCAAATTTTGCAGCAGTTAGAGTCGTTAGGTTGCATCGTCTAATGATATTCCTAATATACGAGCTTTCCATTCTACCATAGTCTCCATTTTTTTAGCTTCATCGATAACTAAAGACTTTTGCATTTCTGCAATTTTAATCATATTTGCTCGCTCTTCTTCGTCTTGAAAAAGTTGAACGATAGAAAGAATAGAGGCGTTTTCTTTTTGTTTGGAAGAAATTCTCTCGCGCCTGTCTCCTTGTAATTTTTTAATTAAGCTTTCTACTCGGCCTTCGCATTGATGATATTCACTGCTTTTGGCTTTTATAATTTCGGCCAAACGAATACTCATTTCATTCTGCTCTTGCGTCTCTTCAAACATTTTGTTAAGTTTGTCCAAGTGTCGAGAGATAGTTTCTAGATTGATAATCTCTTTGCAAACGTTCATATACAAATTAACTTCATCAGCAGTCAAATCAGGCTTGTCCCATGTCATGCGGATAAATTCTTGCTCAAAAATATTCCTGTCATCTTCTGCGGTATAGCAATTTATAATCTTTTGAAATCTAGAATTCCCCAGATTAATAGAAAGTTTTTCCGCACACATTTTGTGATGTCTGGTCAGTTTATCTTTATCTATTTTTTCTCCAGTTGCCTCATTAATTCGGTTAATAACTCTTTCTATTGATCGCGGCGTTTGGTATTTAACAAAAATGGCGTCGTCAGATACCCCATTGTTTTCGCAGCCAGAATTTCTAATATGAGCGGCAACAGTTCTATGCTCCAAACCCATTGTTGATATTGGCCTATCTGAATAAAGAAGTTCAGCAATTCTCAGGCTAGAAATGCCATTATTGGCTTGCTCTTCTATAAACTGTTCCTGTTCTGGGGTAAGGTGCAGATCTCCAACCTTTTCGTACTTTGACGTTTTATATTGTATTTTATTAGAAGCTAAAAGAGACCTTATCGCAATGCCTTGTTTTGTGCGCCCGTCTAGACTTTCGTCATTAAAAAATTTGCGCGTAATACTATTTAAATCTGGAAACTCTTTTGATATTTCCAATATTTTCTTTTTGTCTTCTTCTGAAAAGCTTATTTTATTATTAACCACCTAAAATATCCTCGTTTTGTAAAATTTTAATTGCGACTTGTTTAAATATTTTTTTAAGATTTTTGATCTGCTTATACCCAGCTTTCTTGCCCTTTTCATTTGTTTTGTATCCCATTTCTATCGCAACTTTTTCTTCATCTATCCCATCAATGTAAAGCCTAGAATAAACCTTATATTGTTTAGGCGCTAAACGATGCTTCATTTCTTCGTGAAGTCTTGCCGCGCTACCTATAATATTAAAATTTAAATCTCTCATCTCTTGGATAGATTCAAAATGATTTTCTATAGAGACGGAAAGTTTAACATCATATGCGGCTTTCTTTGTTTTCTCCCATTTTCTATACAATTGGCATTCTGAACATTGTTTACCGCTTGGTGTGATAGAGCAAGCTGGGGGGTGATTACCCAAATTGAACTTACAAGATAAACATGGACGAACATAATTTGAATAATTATTTCGTAAAAGATTTTTAATTTGATTGACGGTGATGCGCGCAATCCAAGGCTCAAGTGGACGATCTTGTTTCCACATCTCCCATTTTTTGAAAATATGGAAACGAATTATTTGCGCGACATCTTCGTAATCCATCCAAGCAACGGCTTTAAGTTGCCAGATATACCTGTGCTTTTCTATGATTTTATCAACTACGTCTTGCTTATCTTCGTATTTAATCTTGTCTGACTTTTGTAGTTCCATATTTGGTAGGAGATAAGCTATCTATCCCACCAACTCTTTTTGGAGTAAATTTCCTTACTCCAGCTTGAGGGTTCCGCGATAAATCTTCTAAATTAAAAGCTCTGAATCCGCCCTCCATTTCAATCTCGACATCAAGATTATCTATGTGAGGGAGTTCGTTGATATTTGTATTATCTTCCGAATCTTCTTCTATATCATCTTGATGTGTATTTCTACTTGGCTTTTTTTGTACTTGCGATGAAGCCTTGCCGTTCATAGGAGAACCGCATTTTGAACAAAAGTTTGGGGCGAAGCCGCTATATTCGTGTTTCGCGCCGCAATTTGGACAGAAAGCGCTTGCCATATTAATTTATAAGTTTACTGTTGAGATTTTCTAGCTTTACCAATATTGTATTTGTATATCGTTGAATTTCAATTTATTAATTTGATTGTTCGAAAGGAACCCTGTTTTTCTTTATACCCTCTTCGTAATCGATGTTTTTAATTTTTCTGATAATAAATTTTAAAATTTCGCTGCGTTTTATATCTTCCTCTGTGAACTCGAACGAAAAAACTCCATGTCGCTCGGAATCTTCGTCTGAAAATAAATTGTAAAAGTCGAAAAATCCATTTTTACCCTTGATGTCTGATTGCATAAAATCTCCGCATAGGAAAATTTTACTCCCATCCCCGATTCTGGTAAGCAGGGTTGTGATTTCCTTGAATGTAAAATTTTGCACTTCATCTGCTATTATAATTTTATCTGTTAAAGTGCTACCTCTAAGGAAATTAATGGGAGTCGCAGAGATTGAACCAGCCTCTTTTAATCGGTGAGCGTCAATGGCTTCAATTATTTCTTGGACTTTGTCTTCAAGAGGAAGTAGGTATGGTTGAAACTTTTCACCAATTGTTCCTGGCAGCGAGCCAAGAGATTTTTCACCGCTTTCAGCGATTGTTCTAATATAGATAATATCTTTTTCATTGTGGTTGATGAGGTTGAGCGCCGCGTAGACTGCCATAAAAGTCTTTGAAGTTCCCGCTGGTCCAGCGACAAAGACTATTTTGGTCTCGTCTCCTAAAAGTATTTTTAATAGCTGTTGTTGTTTATCAGTGAATTTGAATTTACGCTCTTTGAATTTTATTTCTGTTTTCATCTGCGGAATAATTACTTCCGAAGATGCCGACTTTGTTTTCTTGGGCTTTTTTGCCATAAAATTACACCATCTCTTCGATTATCTGTAGCCCTCCTTTCGCTACACCGTTACTATCAATCGAAACTGTCTGAGAATTTAAAACACCAGACATGTAAAATGAATTTCCGTCTGCCATCGTTATTGAGCCAGAAACCGTTGTGTTAGGTTGAAAATCAGAAAGCCAATCAATATTGGATATACCATTTATTTGCAATGATTTTGTTATTTTACTTACGCTAACTTTTGTTGGGTATGTGCTTCCTATTTCAAAATTAGCTGCTCTGTCGATCTCAATACTAAAATTTAAATTTTCGTACTCGTTAATTTGCTGCGTAAAATTAATTCCTGACAAATTAATTGTCATGTTTCTCAATGGAGAAATTACTCCTGTTTCAACTGTTTGACCGTCGTATACATATATACCACTGCCTGTCGCAAGACCATAAGAATCAAACTGCATGTCTAAAAACATGGGCTTCCAAGGCTCAAGAGAAAAACTCATGCTTTTTAAAAAGCATTTGTCAAATCTATACGAAGGTACATGAATAAAAGATCCACTTGTAAAATCTCCAGTTAATGCGAGAAATCCAGTGAATTGATTAACTCCAGCGCCTGTTACGGGCAATACTGTTGTAGACACAGACGAGCTTTTAGGCCCAGTTTGAATATAATAATCTAACTCTTGACCAATTCTTTTTATTCTTTTTAATTGAGTTGTATTATTGGCGTTAAAATTAGATGCGTATAATACGTTACAAACTCCTGTGCTTGTATTTTGCTCATCTCCATTGGACACAAATGCCCGAATATTATTATATGAAACGTAAGCCATTAGAATTTATTCTAATTTTTTTTTGATATTTTAAAGCCTAATTAATAATTTACACTTTTTTGAGGGAAAACCATTGACAAAGGAAATTTTTAGAGTAAGATATTTTTTATGACTAGAATAGTCGTAATTTCAGACACTCATGGTAAGCATGGCGCTCCTTTGCCAGACGGAGACGTTCTCATACATTGTGGTGATTTCTGCTCTCATGGCCAATACAAAGATGCAATCCAATTTTTGGGTTGGTTTCAAGCGCAACCTCACCAAAGAAAAATTTTTATTGCTGGAAACCATGATCTTGTTTTTGAGCAAGGTTCGCACCATGATATTGAAATGCTCACGCATATCTTTTTGAATGATTCGACCAATTATCTCAACGATAGCGGCATCAACCTTTTCGGAATAAATTTTTGGGGTAGTCCTGTTCAACCTCGCTTCCTCAACTGGGCGTTCAACAGAGATAGAGGAGAGGATATTAAAAAGCATTGGGATAAAATCCCAAGCGGCACCGACGTTCTCATTACTCATGGCCCACCTTACAAGATTTTAGACGAAGCTCCTCGCTCGAATTTTGGCTCTTATGAAAATGTGGGATGCAAAGATTTGCTAGATAAGGTTTTAAAAGTTAAACCTAAATTGCATGTCTTTGGTCATATCCACGCTTCAGGTGGTCAGATTTTTTCTACGGATCACACCATTTACGCTAACGCCTCAATCTGCACTGAGGAATATGTTCCGCTCAACAAGCCTTTTATTTTCGACATTGACGAAAATAAGAATATCGATATTATAAATATACACTAACATGGATCAAAAAAACATTAACAGAGAAGTTTCTATGGAAGAGGTTAAGAATATTATTCTTAATCTTTATAAAAATCTAGATAAAAATAATATTCACTTCAATTCTGTAACAGCTGACGATGCTTTTTTTGATGAGCTTCAGGGTTTGCTGGAAAAGCATTTCGATTATCCTGATTATAAAAATTATAATTAAAGATGAACGGTAAAGGATCAAAGCCTAGACCTCCTTCTGTTTCTAAGGAGGAATTCGACAAAAATTGGGATGAAATTTTCGCTAAAAAAGCAAATGTTCCGATAAAAACACTTGACAACGGCGACCAATTCATTGAGATTCCTAAAGTGCTACTAGATGGTTTGGGCTGGAAAGTAGACGACGAAATCATTTGGGCCGAGCAATCTGATGGCGTATTTAAATTAACTAAAAAATAACATGGGAATGTTCGATAATATATCTGTAGCAGACAAGCTTCCTTATTCACAGGAAATGATTGATCTTGGTTTGAACAAGAACAATAGAGATTTTCAAACCAAAGATTTAGATTGTTCATTGTCTGAATATTGCATTCAGCATGGTGAACTTTTCGAGAAGAAATATAAAAACCAAAGGTGGATTCAAGCCGATCCAAAAGGCAAGTCTTTTGCTGACCGTGCAGGACGCATGGAAAGAACTGATGAGTATTGGGATAAAGTAGATTTGCACGGCGTCATTCATTTTTACGATAACCAATACGATGTCCAAGATAAGTGGGATTGCTGGATAGAATTTAAGGCAATTTTTACAGATTCAAAACTTGAACGCATTGAACTTTTTAAGTTTGAAAAAACTGATAATCAAGGAAGAAAGGAGCAGTCAAAAAAATGGGAGGAGAGATTGGATCGCGAAAATAATCTCTGGTATAATAAATATTTTTTTCACACCGCTCCCTTTCTCTGGTTCAAAAGAAAAATCTGCAACAAGATTGCGGATGGAATTATTTTCGTTGGTCAAAAAATGAGAGGATATTAAAATGAAATATAAAACAATACCAAGTGCATTGCCAATTGAATACGAGAACAAATTGATCAAGCTTTACAGAAAGCCTTGGGCATTATCCGTGGAGGATTGGGATATTTTTGAAGCCGAGATAAAGAAGAAGCATCCAATTCAATATTTCTTTAGAGAAGAGTTGACTCTAAAACTCTGGGTTTGCAGGAGAAAATTAAACGATTATATTTGGGCAATTAGAAACCGCATCTCTAATCCAAGAAAAGAGATGAGAAAAATTGTGTTTCCCGCTAGATATGAAGATCTGCCAGAGATTATATTTAATTTTAATAAACAAGTTATTATAGAAATTTACGAAAGAGAAAAATATTTCGATAAAATTGAGCCTTCGTCGAATAAATCAAAAAGCGGACAATTCGAAAAAAATTTGAAAAAATATTATAAATATGTTACTGAAACAAGACCGCAAATGCTTAATGAAGCTGATAATTCCCTCCCAATGAAAATATCAAAGCTGAAGGCAGACTTTAAAAAGACCAAAACTTGGGCAAGGAAACATGAAACGATAGATAAACTTGATAATGAAATGTGCGTTTGGGTAAGCGCTAACAGAGAATATTTTTGGACATAATATGAACCCTAAAATTCTATTTAAAATATTTTTTACTCCATTTAGATTTTTAATTTGCGTTCCGCTTTTTTTTCTAGCCTCTATAATCTTTTTCATTGGTTTTTGTTTTTATGATGAGGCGTTAAAAGATTACTCCGAGTCATTAAAGTCTTTGTGGATATTTGCTTCAAAAGGTGGAGAATATTACAGCTAATCATTTGGTAAAGAAGAAATTGATCGCTTAACTAATATTTTACATGGATCAAATAGAATTACTAAGCAGAATCCCGAAAGAGCATTACACGACTCACGAAGGGAAACAGATTAAAGTAGGCGAACTGCTTTCAATTTTAAATAAAAAAAATACTAATCATGCGTCTTCTCGACGCAAATTGCCGAAAATAAATTAAAATTTTTATGATAAAAAATAGAGTATTTTTGCCAATTTTATTTAAAAAATTAAATATAAAAATAGGAGCAGAGCTTGGAGTTGCGGCTGGATTTTATAGTTATAGGCTAAATAGCGCTTATGATTTTGAAAAATTTTATTGTATAGATAAATGGAATGATCATCATAACGAAAATGAAAAAAATAAAGTTGAGATTTTATTCAAAAATAAAAAAAATGTTACAATAATACATTCTTCTTTTTCTGATGCCGTAGTTAATTTTCAGGACAATTTTTTTGATTTTATTTATATAGATGGATATGCGCATACTGGACAAGATGGCGGTAAAACATTAAGAGAATGGTTCCCAAAACTTAGAAAGGGCGGAATTTTTTCTGGTCATGATTACTGTCCAAAAAGGTGGCCAAAAACATTTTTTAATGTAAATAAATTTTTAAAGGAAGAGCTTGGATATAAAATACATGTTACTCGCGAAAAAACAGATCCATCTTGGTATATAAAAAAATGAGTAACTTTACAATAATCAGCGGCTTTACTTTAAAAACTCCATACGAGTCAGAGGTAAAATTTCTTAAAGAATCTTTAAAAAAATTTTCTTTAACTGATGAGCCGCCCGGTTTCCAGGCTCAAGAAACATAAATAAAGTGGGGAAATTTCCCCATTTTCTATAAATGGGGTAGGGGGGGTATAAACCTCTAATACCATAACGCCTTATATATTGGGCATTAACCCCATTATTGTTCAATATATAGCACTATACTGTGCATTAATAAGACCTGATCGAATAGTTATTAGAATATATAAGAACAAAGAGAGAGAATAAGCATTTGGAGTATGGAAAATTGAAGTAGAGCGGATTAAATACCACCCCCCGCCGCGCCCCACAGAAGCGCGGGACGCGATTTTTAATTAATGGGGGAGAGTGTCAGGCACGACGGCGACCTCAACCCCACACCAATTTCGGGAGATAGAGCTTCTCGAACTCCTCTAGTTCGCTCGGCTCAAGCTTCGCTCCATCTACGAACGCAGCCCATTCGACCCAAGAGTCATCGCCGCAATCGCCTTGAACGTGCAGCTTGTAATCTTCTACTTCCTTACCGTTAATCATCATTTTGTTTTTCATGCTCTGAAGATACCACACGCGCCCCGCATTGCAAGCGGAATTTCATTTTTTTCTTTGCGGTTTTGTAAGTAGCGCAACGACAAGGACTAAAAACACAAGAAGGGAAAACAAGTCCCCGTTCACTTGCTGGCCTCCAGTTGCACCACGAACCCCGTTGCGTCTTTCTTACCGTCGCCCTTGACCTTGAGGCCAACCACCACGTTGCGCTTGTCGAGAAAACGCAAGTCGCTTTCGTCACCGTTGACTACTTCGAACCCTTGCCACGTTGTGGGAAGAATGCCAGCGAACACCACCGCAACGTTACCACCTGCACGCAATACGTCCAGAGCTTGCGCCTCGTTGCTCTCGCTGCGCGAGAAAGTCAAATGGTAGTTGCTGGGCATTGCACCTTTGACAAATTGCAAGGCGCGAATCGGGCTTTTGCTGTAGTCATAAAATTGCACAGTAGGGAACGCAGCGAACACGCCCAGCCGCTCCCACGCGATGTCAGATGTTCCATTGAGACGAACACAAGCACGCATTCCTTGCTTTTCGCAACTAGCAACGAAAGCGCGGATGTCTGCGAAAAGAAGAGCCTTGAACGTTGGCGTGTCATCGAAAAACAATTGCGTGCGACGAATACGCGCTTGCTGCACGTTGGACATCTTGCCACGCCCTGCCGAATAAAGGCACGCAAGCGTGCAACCTTTCGAACGATTACCGCAGACTTCGCCGCGCCCAGCTTGACGCGCTGGCGCAAGGTAGAGAATAGCCGTGAGCCATCCGAAAGCTTCGCCCTTGCTAGTCTTGGCATCCGAGCCAACCGAAAGAAGATTTAATTTCATGCGCGAGAGAGTAGGCCATGCGCGTACACTCGCAAGAAAAAAAAATCAGTA